TTATACCAATCAACGAACAAAACAAATGTAAATGGGGTGCAATAGATATTGATACCTATCCATTTGATCATTTAAAATTAATTAAAAAAATACGAGAAAATAAATTTCCTTTAATTGTATTTAGATCAAAGTCAGGGGGTGCACACGTTTATTGTTTTGTAAAACAATTTGTTGCTGCATCTTTGATGAGAAATAAATTACAATTAATGGCATCAGCATTAGGTTATGCTAAAGCAGAAATATTTCCTAAACAATCTAAAATTATGGCAGAGAGAGGTGATGTAGGTAGTTTCTTAAACATGCCTTATCATGGTGGAGATAGAACAGTTAAATATGCAATTGATGATAGTGGTAATTCTTTAACCATAGAAAAATTTATAAAAGCGTATGACTTAATTGCTTTAGAAGATATTCAATTAGAAAATTTATTAGTAAATAAAAAACAAGAAAAAGTTAAAGAAGATTTTCCAGATGGACCACCATGTTTAAATACAATAATTAAAAATGGTCCTATCATAGAAGGCAATGGAGATGTTGCAGCGTCTGGTCGTGATAATGGTTTATTTAATATTGGAGTCTATTTAAAAAAATCAGATCCAATTGGGTGGCAAGATAAAATTGAAGAATATAATGTAGAAAAATATATTAAACCACCATTAAAAGCCACAGATGTAATAAGAATCAAAGCTCAAGTCGAAAAGAAAGATTATGATTTTAGATGTAAAGATAAACCTATTTGTAATTTTTGTGATGAAAGACTTTGTTATACAAAACAATTTGGTAAAGGTGGTGATGTTAGAATGCCGGCAATCACAGCAATTCGAAAATATGAATCAGATCCACCAATATTTTTTGTAGATATTGATGAAGACACTATTGAAGTAGATGCACCAACATTACATGATCATGAAAAATTTAGTATTGAATGTATGACAGAATTAGGAACGCCTTTGATTCCTGTTGCTAAATTAGTATGGAGAAAACAACTAGCTTCTTTAATGAAAAATATGGCAACACTAGATGCTCCAGATGATACTAAAAAAGACATACAGTTAAAAGAATTACTAACAACTTTTATAAGTCGAGATGGAAAATCTATGGAAGACGTGTTGAAAAGAAAACCATATACACAAAATGGTGTTAGTTATTTTAAATTTAAAGATTTCTGGGCGTACGTTATTAAACAAAAAACATGGTCAGAAAAAAAATATCCTAAAAATAAAACTATAAGATTATTAGAACAATTGTTTAATGCTAAAACAGATGTTGTAAAGATTACAATAGGTAAGGATGAGAAAAGTGTAAAAGTTTGGACGGTAGAAAAAATAGAAGTTGAAAAGTATATACCTAGAAGAATAGAAAAACAACCGGCAGCGTTTGAATGAGAACCGTAATAGCAGGACCACCAGGTACAGGAAAGACACATACATTGATACATAAACATTTACATAACGAATTAATTAATCACAAAACAGATTCTAAAAAAATTTGTTACATTACTTTTAGTAATGCAGCTGCAAATGAAGCAAGGGATAGAATACAAAAAGAATATCCAACATTTAATTTTGATTGGATTTGTACAATGCACTCAATGGGAACTAAGTTATTAGGTATTGATACCAATACTCAGTTACTAAAAGATAAAAACTGGAATGCATTTAAAAATAAATACGGTCATAATGATTTACACTTTGAAACTAAACAACATGAAAATGGTTTTAATGAATACAGAAATCAATACATGCAGGTTATTGAATATTCTAGATGTAAAAAAATTGACTTACAAGACGCTGCAGTAGAACTAGATTTAATAGATTATATTAGTGAACCTTTACTAGATCAAATTAATCAAGACATTATTGATTATAAAAAAGATTATACCATGTATGAATTTTCAGACATGATTTCCAAGTTTGTTGAGAAAAAACTATGTCCTTCCCTCGACGCCGTTTTTCTCGATGAAGCTCAAGATCTGAATCCCTTGCAGTGGGAAATGTTTTTTTACATCGAATCTTGTTGTAAAAGATCTTACATTGCAGGGGATGACGATCAGGCTATCTACGCGTTTCAAGGCGCTGACCCTAAAACATTTATTAACCTTGAAGGAATTCCCGATCATCAAACCGAATCACGAAGAGTGCCAAGAGCAGTACATAAAGTTGCATTGTCTATTTTAGATAACATTGATCAAAGAAGAATTAAAACATGGGAACCTAGAAAAGCAGAAGGTAGAGTCTTTGAAAATTTAGAATTAGAAGATTTAAATTTTGACTCTGGACAATGGATGATTCTAACTAGAACAAATGAACAAATGAAAAATCTGGTGCCCACTTTACAAGAAACTGGATACCGGTTTGAATGTAAATTCAATGATCTGTTGCCCAATGAAGCACTAAAAGCAATTAACGATTGGCGACGATTGAATAGAGGTGCGAGCATATCTGGTGAAGAAGCAAGAAACATTTATGAATATTTAAAGTATGATAAGGGCGACGTAAAATACGGATTTTCTGGCGGCAAGTCTCTAGTAAATGTAGACTCGGTTGATATGGATGAGTTGAGACTAGAACATGGCCTCATTGCATCTGGAGGCTGGGACGCGTTACGATTTAAAGACTATCAATATGATTATATCAAGGAACTAGTGGCGAGCGGCGAGGATCTAAGTAAACCGGCAAGAATAAAATTATCTACTATACATGCAGTTAAAGGAGAAGAAGCAGAGAATGTAGTTTTGTTTACAGATTTAGAAAGAATTATTTACGAAGCAGCTCAGGTAAATAAAGACACTGAACATAGATTATTTTTTGTTGGTGTGACAAGAGCAAAAGAAAACTTATTCATAATGAATCAAGGTTATGAATATCAATACAACATAGGAGAAGAAATAATATGACAAATAAAGATATGTTTGATCAAGCATTTCCACAAGATAAGCAGATAGGCGGGAGTCACTACAAAGACTTTCATATTCAACCGTATGAATTTATTTCTAAGAACGACCTTTCTTTTTTTCAGGGAAACGTTATAAAGTACGTATGTCGTTACATGAATAAAAATGGCATACAAGATTTAGAAAAAATAATTCATTATTGTGAATTAGAAATTAAAAAAATGAAAGATATAGATGTCAAAAATAAGAAAAAATATAAAGATAAATAATTATAAATTTGTATTAGAAATATATCCTGCAAGAAATGGATGTAATGGAAAAGAAGGACCTTATTGGGAAATATTTCCACATAGCTATAAAGCATCATTATATGCTTTTAGTAATAAAGATAATTTAAATAAAAAAATAGAAAAAGAATATTTGTGAATATAATTGCTGTCTATGATTTGTGTTTTTACACACTGTGTACTTATTATTTTTGGAGTAAATTAACATGATGTTTGAAGCACAAAAGGAATGGACTTGTCCAGAAACTTTCCCTGATTTAAGTCAGGCAAAATATATTGCAATTGACTTAGAAACTAAGGATCCTAATTTAAAATCAAGAGGTTCTGGTGCAGTTATTGGTGAAGGTGAGATAATAGGTTTTGCTTTAGCTGTTGATGGTTGGTCAGGTTATTATCCAATAGGACATAGAGAAGGTAATTTAGATAAAAGAATTGTTCTAGATTATATAAAAGAAGTTTGTGCAACTGATGCAGTTAAAATATTTCACAATGCAATGTATGACGTTTGTTGGTTAAGAGCATACAATATAAAAATAAATGGTTTCATTGTAGATACAATGGTTATGTCATCATTAATTGATGAGAATAGATTATCTTACACATTAAATAGTATTGGTTTTGAATATCTAAGAGAAGTTAAAGATGAAAAAGGATTGAAAGCTGCAGCAGAAGCTGCTGGTGTAGATGCTAAATCAGAAATGTATAAACTTCCTGCAATGGATGTTGGAGCTTATGCAGAAAAAGATGCAGAACTTACTTTAGAATTATTTAAAGTTTTATCTAGAGAGATACACAAACAAAATTTATCTGAGATATTTGACCTGGAGACACAACTCTTTCCTTGTTTGATTGATATGAAATTTAAAGGAGTAAGAGTAGATGTAGAAGCAGCACACCAATTAAAACAGTCAATGGTGCAAGAAGAACAAGAGTTATTATTAACAGTAAAAAAAGAAACAGGAATTGAACCACAGATATGGGCAGCGAGAAGTATTGCGAAAGTTTTTGACAAACTCGATTTACATTATGAAAGAACTTTGAAATCACAAGCACCATCCTTTACTAAAAATTTTTTATCTGAACATAAACATCCATTAGTACAAAAGATTGCGAAAGCAAGAGAAATAAATAAAGCACATACAACCTTTATAGATACAATATTAAAACATGAGCATAGAGGTAGAATTCATGCGGATATTAATCCAATAAGATCGGATCAAGGAGGTACAGTTACCGGAAGATTTAGTTACAGTAATCCTAATCTACAACAGATCCCTGCAAGAAATAAAGATTTAGGACCGAAGATAAGATCTTTATTTATACCAGAACAAAATCATACTTGGGGTTGTTTTGACTATTCACAACAAGAACCAAGATTAGTTGTACATTATGCAGCAACTACAGATCCAATTATGTATGATGATTCTGTTACACAAATTGTAGAAAAATTTAAAAGTGATTCAGTAGACTTTCACCAAACTGTTGCAGACATGGCAGGGATATCAAGAAGTAATGCTAAGACAATTAACCTTGGATTATTTTATGGTATGGGTAAAGCAAAACTACAAGCAGAATTAGGTTTATCCACTAAGGCAGAAGCAGAAAATTTATTTAATCAATATCATGAAAACGTTCCATTCGTTAGAGAGTTAATGAATAGAACTTCACAACATGCTCAACTATCAGGATCAATTGGAACATTACTTGGTAGAAGATGTAGATTTAATAAATGGGAACCAAATACTTTTGGTATGCATACACCTATGTCTTTAGAAGAAGCGGAAAGAACTTATGGTAGAGGAAGAATTAGAAGAGCTTTTACATACAAAGCTTTAAATAAATTAATTCAAGGTTCAGCTGCAGATATGACTAAGAAAGCAATGTTAGATTTATATAATGAAGGTATTATACCGCACATACAAATACACGATGAATTGGATATTTCTGTAGAGTCACCTGAGCAAGCCAAAAAGATAATTGAAATTATGGAAAATGCTGTTAAACTAGCGGTCCCAAATAAAGTTGATTATGAATATGGTAATACTTGGGGTGAAATACATGGATAAATATTATGGCATATTTAAACGCGAACATTCCTCCAATCTATTGCAAAATACGGAAGGAGTATCTTTATGATCTTAAAGAACATCACGGAGAGTTTGAAGACTGCGTTATCTTTGGTTTGGTCTCTATTTCAGGTCGCGCACTCTTATTTAACATCATGCTACCCAATGGTGCGTGCTTTTGGCGTTTGCCTATATCAGCGTTTTTTCAAAAAGAATTTTCCAGAGCCGATGTGCCGGATATGCAGGCGAACGAGTTACAGTTGTGGAACTGTTTTAGTTATTGGCCTAGCGTGCATTGCTTTGATTGGTTGGCTGGTATAGATGGTAAATATCTAGGAAAAGATAAAAAATTCTATCATGGACAATATTTATTTACTATTGACTGGGCTCATCCAGAGACTAATATACTCAATACAGAGCATTCTGAAATTCCTCAAGAACATAAGTGTGCACACATACTGGCTCTTACTAACGGGAATTATGCAGCTCAGCCTAATAATCGCATTCTGTGGCATGTTAATAGCTACACTACTGATAACAGCTGGCCTGACTATAAAGTGCAAAATACGGTCTGGGATGTTGAAACTTCGGACTGGGTTACAGAAGATTCTGATAAAATGTTCTATGAAATAGAACCAACGGAGGACAAATGAATTTAGAAAAAGATTTAAAAGAACTGAGAAAACAAAAACAGATGAAAGAATCTGCGATTGCTCAACTTAGAAAAAGAAGTAAAGATTCTATTGCTAGACCAAAAGCGGAGAAAAATATTACTTCTAAAGATCCTAGACTTCAAGGAATTTAAATGAAAAAATATTGTAGTATTTGTAACCACAGGTGTCATTGCGTTGGACAAGGTTATTATGTATCGGGTAACAAATGTGACGCATGTATTTGTGATAAATGTGATTGTGGTGGCGTGAAGCTAGGAGCTAGTGTCAAGAAAAATTTTTGGCAAAAAATAAAAGATTGGTTATTTTAATGTTAGACAAATTCTTGTATAAATTTTTTGAAGGTATAGATAATTTTTTTTCTAAACTAGAAACGATTGCGATTAATATTTCTACATGGATATGGTTTAAAAGAGTAAAAATTTTAAGAAAAAAACGAGGGATGAAAAAATGAAAAAATGTAAACAATGTGAGAAAGAATTTGAACCAAAAGACGAACTAGATATGTTTTGCGGTCAAGATTGTAAAGAAGAAGCATTAGCAGAACTAGACTCTGGTTCTGATGAGTGTTTATCATGTCAGTAAAAAGACCACTCACTATCTCTGAAGAGGCTTCTGTACAAATGCCAATGAAGACGGTTGCAAGTTTAATAGGTTTAGTTGCAATCGGCACCTGGGCATATTTTGGTATTATTGAAACTCAAAACTCACATCATACAAGATTACAATTAATGGAAGCTGATCTTGAAAAGAATACAGAGTTTAGAATCAAATGGCCAAGAGGATTAATGGGTTCATTACCCGCTGATTCTGAGCAGTTCATGCTTATCGAAGATCTGTATAAACAAGTAGAAAAAATGCAACAGACTCAAGAAATGAACATGACAAACAAAGTTAATATAGAATTTATTATGAAACAAATGGACAAAGCATTAAAAGATATTGAAAAATTAAAAGATAGACAACGGGAGTTTGCAAATGGAAACGGTAATTACTAGTGTCGTTGCTCTCTGTATGTTTATAGCAGGTGAGCTAAAAGAACATAGAATACAACAATCAATGAGTGATTGTTTGAAAGGGAAAAGACTTGCAGAACGTGATATAAATGTTAATGTTCAGTATATGTGCGGGAAGGTAGAAGCAGAACTTGAATCAAACATCGATGGATCAAAGTCTATTAAAAAAATTATCACAGGAAAATGAACCTTTCACGAAATTTTACTCTTCAAGAGTTAATTAAATCGGATACAGCTATCCGAATGAATATCAATAACAATCCTAGTTCAGGTCAAATAGAAAAACTAAAAGCACTTTGTGAAAATATTTTACAGCCCGTACGGGATCACTTCGGTAGAGTAAAAGTAACTAGCGGATTTCGTAGTGAACAATTATGTGTTAAGATTGGTAGCTCTATAAATTCACAGCACGCCAAGGCCGAGGCCGCAGACTTCGAAGTAATGGGCGTAGACAATGCTGAATTAGCTGATTGGATATATAAAAATTTAGATTTTGATCAATTAATATTGGAGTTCTATACTCCTGGTGAGCCTAATAGCGGATGGATACATTGCAGCTATACCCCTGATCAACCTAGAA